GGGTTTTCGGGCGGTAAGGGCTGACTTTCTGAAATTGGCAGCCGTTGGAGCGCCCTTAGAACCCGGTTTACGCATCTTTTCGCCCGATCCCGCAGCGATTCGAGCGCGTTTAGCATGAATGTTCGCATATAGTCCCTTTTTTGCAGCCATTTCAGCATTTCCATCGTTTTAAAGATGCTTTAGCGCGTTCGGCTGGCCCCTTGGCGTTGCGAACGACCCCTTTCATGCGGGCGCAAAACGACTTTTTACGTCCTGCGTCCGCTTTTGTCTTCGGACTGGGCGCCGGAGCCTTCAAATTAGACCCCGTTGCACGATTATATTTTGCACGGCCTTTCGCGGTCAATCCCGCCCCTCTTGACACGGACTGCTTTTCTCCTCTACCAACTGAGAGGCTGACGGACTTCTTAGCCATTAGGCACCCATCCAAGTGTTAATCATGCCGCTCTCGCGGCTCGTGGTAATCGTGCGCGGTCGCTCGCGGTATTCGCGGTGCGCCACGGGATACGCAAACGTGACGGCGATAGCGTCAGCAGCGTCAGGCGATGCAAGGCCACGCGCCTTCATGTCTTTCTTCGACTCCAGCAGGATAGAGCCAGAGGAATTAATTTTCTGTTTTGGCCCTGTCAGGTCAGCCTTTAACTGCCTATCATTGGGTAGCGCAGCGTCTTTCAGCCACGACTTCATTTCGCCCCACAACTCTGCACGCTTGTTCTGCCACATAGCCGGGGTCTTGGACTTCCATCCGAAGTTAACGCCACGCACTACCTTATAGCGCTGCTCTTTCAAGCGATCAAGGATGCCGTAGCCTAATCCGCCTTCGTCGAGGACGACGAGCGTGGGTTGGTACTCTTCAATCGCGTCGATAACTCGGCCAACAATCTCCATCGTGTCTTCGCCTTTAAAGCGCTTGATGGCGATGATGTCTCGACCTTTGCGGACGGCGATAACGGTCGAGTCCGCTCCGCTGCGAGCCGGATCGACTCCAATAACAATAGGCGCCGTCTCATCCTTGTACTTGCTACGCGACATCGCCAAATCCACAAGGCTTGGCGGTATGAATTGATCGTCTCCTTCAGACGGAAATTCACCATAGACTTCCACCTTGGCTTGCGGTGAGTCGATGCCGTATTCGTCGATAATCTGTTGATAGACGGACTTATCGGTTTCTTCAACGGTGCGAGCGTCAATGTTGCGGGTGTTCCAGAACGCACGCTTAGAGTGGAACGCCTCGAAGAAGTAGCCTTCGTTACGACGGGGGTTGCTAAACGACATCCAAAAACGGTGCGGGGTGTTTTCCGTAAAAAAGCCTGCCGTCACCGACCAGATAGGGTCAGGGATACCAGAGGCTTCGTCGAAGATCACCATGACGCCATCAAAGTTGTGCACGCCCGCATACGAGTCGGGGTTCTCTTCTGACCACAGACGACCTTCGACGGACCAGTAACGAGTACCTTTCTTAAGGTCACGTTCAACGAGTTCGGCGAGCCATTTAGCAGGCATCACGCGGGTGGCGCTAATTTCAAACCAATGCGAGTTGATCAGGAGCGCTGCCCACTTAGTAATTTCTGCCCATGTGATCGAGCGTAACTGCGCTTCCGAGTTGGCCGACACAATGGTCGTTGAGCCTATGCGGGTACTGAGCATCCAGAGGATGAGCCACGACACGAGCGCCGACTTACCGATACCGCGACCGGAAGCCGTAGCCATACGCAGGACTTCGTAGGATGTTGCGGTCTTGTTCTTCGCTACGTGGGCGGCGATGTCGCGCAAGATTTCCCGCTGCCACTTACGCGGACCCTTGAAGTGTTCTAGCGGCGTACCTTTCTGGCCCCAAGGGAAAGCGAGTAGCACGAAGGCCTCTGGGTCGTCCTTAATAACGGGCGACCAGAGTTTGCTCATCAGCAACTCTTCTTCTTCAGGGCTATAGATCGGCTGTTGCACGTTCGTCCTTCAGGGTTAGCGGCTCAGTAGCCTTATGCGCTAATTGATCCGGCGTAGCGTCATATACGCGGCCCGCCAAGACGCGAGATTCTGCCTCTTGCAGCGCGGCGACAATACTAATCTGGGATTTGATATCAACTTGGACTTGCTGTTTAGCCACCCAACCATGAAGGTTTTGGAGCAGGGCGAGCGCGGCTTTGGTGTCCCCGTTAATCGCGCCTTCTCGCAAGGCCGACGCTGCCTCAACCTCAGAGTCCGCACGACCTTTCCCCTCAGCGACCGCAGCCGCGTTATCTAACTGGCAGAGTCTACGGTACTCAACGGGCAACAACCCAGCCGCAAAGGCCAAGGCGTCACCTTTTAGCCCGAGTTTAGCGGCGTTGTAAATCTTCTCTAGAACCTCCGGCGATGCCTTTAGTTCCCGAGGCGCAAAAGGAATGGACTTAAAGGATTCTGTTACGAGGTTCATACCGGAACTCTTTGCCAGAACAGGCGGGGACGTCAGACATCCATCCGTGGTGGGTGGCATGGGCACACCAGACCTTCTCAGCAACCCTAGTCACTTGAGCGGCCCAGAAGCAAGAGCGGCATACCAGAGACTTGGCAGCAAACTCTGCCCACTCCAACTCCGACATACGTATCGACATAAGCGGACTGTAACAGAAGGTTTGGCAGGGAAGGAAGAGCAACGTGCAGGGTGATCCTGCCGGGAGGCCGCGATCTCCAACGTCCGTGGAGCCTGTGTGCCGAGGCGGAAGCGTCTAGGGATACGTTTAGTGCCTTAGATGGTGCATCCCTTACGGGCTGCTTCAGTTACCTCTCGGTCGCTACCAGCGCATCTGGTCAGACGTTGCAAAAGGAATGTTAGCAGAGTTTAAAAAAAATAAAAAAGTTTTTGTGAGGGCATCGTAATCGTGACCGGCCAACGCCATGCCCTACCCCCCCTGTTGTTTTGCTGCAACACCCTGTTGTGCGTGTACCACAACCCTAGACGCGAATGGTTATCGTTATGCGTAAGCGAATCGTTTGCAATACGTAGATGTTGCGTAGGTGCAACACGTTGCGTTTGTGCAACATGGCTACGTTGTGGCGTAGATGCAACAGCGACTGTTGCGTGGGTGCAACAAGGTAGGCGGAAAGGGTGATTCTGTCAGTAATGTTAGTAAGTAGTCATTTTTTTTAAGTTAGTTTTCTACACGGTACACTTTTACGAATCAGGCTAGAAACTCTTTTTTTTACTTACATTCTACAAAACATCTTGTTTTTCAGTAGTTTCGACGTAAGTAGTTACCCCTCGATGTTCACTAACCTTTTACGTCTAATGCTTGTCAATATTACATAGCATCGCAGGTATGTAACTAGCGTTGACAAGATAGGCAAGACATGGTGTAATGGAATCGTTGACAACATAAACACGGAGTATCTAGCCATGCTTGCATCATTTATCAACGACTCGACGAACATGATGTCAAAGGTTCACTACGTAAACCTTCCGTTTCGTAAAGACCTTAGCAACTGCTACAAAGTCACGTTGCACGATCTCGACTCCGATAACTACGTCGGAGTATCTCGACACTTCGCAACACTCGACCTCGCAGAAGCGTACGCCAAGAAGTTGGTGTTCCCGAAAGGCGGAAAAATCGCCTCTCCGACCTTTCTGCCAGTGATCAAGTAATGAAACTCTTTACAGTCTACTTTCGCGGCACTAGCAACGTAGCAGCGGAGCGCATCTGCGCTTCGTCTGCTCGTGCAGCGGTAAACCTTGCCGCCACGCTTGCCAACTGCTCACCCGCTTATCTTACTGCGAGGATCGCAAAATGACTCGTTTTCTTAACTCTCTGGTGTTCGTAGGCTTCAGCGTTGCTCTAGCCTCCATCGTTCTTGACGACTTCCGGCTCGGTGCGTTTAGCATCTGTGTCGCAGGTCTCGCTGCCCTCGTTGACTATTGCCGCAATTAATAACCAAACACGGAGCAAACAATCATGGGATACACAATCAACGACACTGATAGCCGTTACAACGGATGGACTAACTACGCTACGTGGCGCGTCAACCTTGAAGTGTTCGACGGGCTGAACCTGCGTGACCACTTCGACGAGATTCCCGACGCCTACGAAGTCTCCCAATGGGCGAAAGGCTATGCAGAGGAATTGATCGATTCAGCCATGCGCGAGACCGTCGGAATCCGTAGCCGTATGCTCACCCCGTGCGACATCGTGAGCGGATGGGCGTATGCCTTTCTGTCCGAGGTTAATTGGCACGAGATCGCCGCGCATTTGTTGGACGCTGTCAAGTCGGAGGCCGCATGAGCCGCTATACAGTCTCGCTTGCTCGCATCGAGCATCGCATCTACCAGATTGAAGTCGAAGCCAACAGCAAAGACGAGGCGGAAGAACTAGCACTTGAAACATGGGAAGAGGATGACGAAGCCTTTACCGATTTCGGGGCGGTACACGCTGAAGAGTTTATCGAAGACGTTAAAAAGAAAACGGAGGCCGCATGAAAATCGAAGTTATCGGAGCGCGTGGCAAGTATACGGGCGACCTACTATCTGCCGCGCCTGACCTTTTGGAGGCGTTACTACTTGCCCTGCCTTACGTTGAGGACGTATTGGACAATCCCGAGCAGTTGGCTTGCTTTAAGGCTGGCACAGTTGAGCGCCACGCTAAAGCCATCCGTGCCGCTATCGCCAAGGCTAGCGGGGAGGCTTTATGAAAAAGTACGCCATAGTCGTCCATCTTGAAATTGACGAGGACGAGGACGCATACCACCCCGCCACTTGGCAGTTTGACGAACTAATCGGAGGCGAGGTGACAGGATGGGAAGTGTTCGACGTTACCGACGAACCCGTCGAGCGCGTCCGTATTGACGCGGACGGCGCGGAGGTCATTGCATGAGAACGTACGATGTCGTGCTCTTTACCTCAATCCAAGAAATTGTAAGCGTTGAAGCCAGAGACGAGGACGACGCCGCCGAGATCGCCTTGCACATCGTCCGAGCGGGCTACACGAAACACGACCAACTGGACTGGGATGTCGAGGAAGTCAACCTAGGAGACCCTGCCGATGTCGCAGAATGACCAGATACGCGCCGCCCTGATTTTAGGGCGGTCACTTACCCCGCTCGATGCCTTGCAGGACTACGGCTGTTTCCGCCTTGCCGCTCGAATCGCCGACCTACGGCGAGAGGGCATGGACATCGAGTGCATCAACGAAACGAAGAACGGCAAGCGATACGCTCGCTATCAACTGCGGAGGCCGTATGTCGCGGTTTAAACTCTGGCGCAAACTATCCCGTTGGTTCTGCCGTGGCTTGATTGACTGGCGCGAGGTGCCACCGCCAAACGTCCGCTCTAGCCGCGCACAACACCCATTGTCTAACTATTGGTGAGCCTATGGAAAAACCACACCGACCAACCATTGCAGAACTAGAAGCCTTTTTTGCCGAGGAAGATATAGCCCGGCCTTATCGCTACCCGCCAAACCCTCTGCGGCTCCAAACGGCTGTGCGTGCGTTTATGAGCGCATGGGATGACGACCTAACCGTGAGGGAATTAGCGCCTTTTGTGGAGGAAGTGCGCCGAGCATTAGAGGGGAATCCGTGACCGAGTTTCACGAGCGTTGGGGCTTGCGCCCAACCTATCCGAAACTCACGCGCTGCACCCGTCGATACTGGATCACGTATCTAGGGCGCTGCGTAGATACTGCGAGGGCGACACTATGGCGGGATTCCTGATAGCCGTCGCTTTGACGGTACTCGCGTCGATATTGTTCGACGATTAACGGAGGGGGCTACGCGCCCCCTCTCTTATTTCACCATTTGAAGGTCGGGCTTACCCTCGACCATCGCCCGGATGTCTGACTTGCTGCGGTCTGCTAACTCGGGAGCCACCCAGAGGTGTTTCGGGGTCTGATGCTCGCGGCTCATTACCCGGCCAATATCTTTCCAGCCGCTCTCCCGTAGTGCCACGAATAACGTCTCACGAGAGGGCTTATGGCCGTCCGTACCGGCGGCAATGCCAGACAGCACCTCCGACCACGGAGAGCCTATAACGCCTCTGGCGAACACTCCGCGACGTTGCCGCACCATGTCCGCGATGAAAGCCTCACCGCCGCTCATGCCTAGGTCAACCATCGCCAATTTCGCGTCAGTCAATGGCGGTACGGCTCCGGGGTTAAACGCGCTAACGTCCCGCGCATCCAGATAACCGGCCACAGCCTCAAACCCGCCTTTGCCGTACCAATCCCACAGCCTCGCGGCTTCATCGTCCGGTAGGCGCGGAGCCTGCGACCAGATGACGAACCAGCGTCGGTCATCAGCCGGAATCGTAATGGGCGCTCGGTCGTTACTGAACGCCAACACGAAAATACGATTAACCACATAGTACGGGTGCTGCTGTTTCTTATTTACTAGCAGCAACTCAGGCGGCGCAGCGATCACGGGTTTCAGGTTGTTTTCCATCGCTCGGCGGTCATCGCCCTTGCGGTATCGAATCTCGTTCAGCACGATCACCTCGGACTCGTAGGTATAGCCCCACGAACCCGCGACTTCTTCAGCCCTAGCCACGGCTATGTTCTTCAGCGAACCGCCGCCAATAGACCATAGGAAAGGCGCCCAGAGCGTATCCTTACCACCACCCGGCAAACCCGTATGCAGCACGGCGTGGTTGATCTTGCGCTGCGGGTTCTGGCGCTTGTAGGCCATCACGTTCAGCACATGCTCGCGCTCGAAGTCGGCAGGGATCATCCGGTGCAGATGGTTCAGCCACAGCGACACATCCGCGCTCTGCGCGGCAGGCCGTGAGTCCTTCCACTTGTTGACGTAGCCCACCCCGGCCTTTTTCAGCAACTCGGTTTCACCCGGCGCGTACGTCAGGGCGTTGGCGACGTAACTACCCATCGCAGCCCGATTCTCATCGAAGAACGTGGCCGCCTCGATGCGTCTAGCCTTGTTGTGTACGGAGTAGCACGGCGTACCCCGGAACAGGGCGTTGAACGTCTGCCGGGAATAGTCCTGATGCGTCTTTACATCGAAAAACAGGTCGCCCTCGGCAACGTAAACGAATCGTTTAAACCAGTCAGCCGGTGCCAACTGCGATACAT